ATATAATGGCTTTAACAATAGACGGAAAGACATATGACGAGTTATCTTTTAGCATAGACTTACGAAATAAGATCGTTGCTAGACAAGAGATTGAAGCGTCAAAAGTAAGACATCAAGTTGAGTTGGAAAAAATTCAAGTTTTGACAGAATATTACAATAAGAAAATTTTGGAATTAATGGAAAAAGAGAAAATTCAACCAATAAAAGACATAGAAGACAATGGCAGCAATAGCTAATTTAATAATAGATCAAGGTGCTAATTTCAGTTCAGATGTAACTGTAAAAGACGCAAACGGAAACGCATTTGACCTAACTGGTTATACGACAGAAGCCAAGTTAGCAAAAGGTTATTCGTCAACAAGAACAAGAACATCTATGACTTCAGTAATTGGTTCAGATGCTGCTTCAGGAGTAGTTGCTTTAGAATTAACGGCAGCTCAGACGGCAGCTTTAGACGCAGAAAGATATGTCTATGATGTAGAGATTACACAAACCTCTACTGGTACAGTAACTAGAGTAATTGAGGGTCTAATTACTGTAAGACCAAATGTAACTACATAATAAAAGTATTATAAATATAACAAAGAGAGAGGTTTATGGCAAGTATTACAGCAAAGATTAATGCTTCTACTGGAAGCGGACCCAAAAAAGTTTCAGTAACTTTGCCTTCGGGTACTTCACTTCAAAACAGTTCTCTTTCATTAAAATTATTAGGTGATGTTGATGTTACTTCTTTAGATGATGGTGCATTATTGCAATACAGAGCCAGCGATGGTAAGTTCGTAACAAGAAACGAAATTGTTACTACTACAGGAACTTTAACATTTAACGGCGGAACATTTTAGGAACCAATATGGCAACAGTAATACAGATAAAAAGAAGTTCGGCAACAGTCGCTCCGGCAACACTAAAACTTGGTGAATTAGCATATACATTTGGTACAGGCGCTCAGAATAACTTAGGAGATAGAATCTTTATAGGTGAAGGTGGCGTTGATGGAAACGGTGACGCAAATAATATATCAGTAATCGGAGGTCAATACTTCACAGATATGTTAGACCACGTGAATGGTACTCTAACAGGAAGTTCAGCGATCATTGCCGATAGTAACTTAGCAATAGACACACTCAATGTAGGTAACTCACTTACAGCAGGTGGCGAAATAAGATTTAACGAAGGTACTAATAACGGTACAAACTTTATTGGTTTAAGAGCTCCTAACGCAGTAACAGGTAGTAAAACTTTTGTTTTACCTGACGGCGACGGTACTGCTGGTCAGTTCTTAAAAACTGATGGATCAGGAAATTTAGATTTTACAACTGTTAATCAATTTATAAATTTAGCAGGTGACACAGGTACAGATACTTACAACACTTCAGAAACATTAAACTTCTTAGGTACTGGTGGTATGACACAAACTGTTACAGACAATACTGTAACTGTTACTGCCACAGCATTAACAAATGCTAACTTGGATGGTTCTGCTGGAATTACAAACGCTAACTTAGCAAATCCTCAAACAGTATTAGGTTCATCTACATTAACTTTAGGTGCTACTCAAACTGATCTTGCAGGATTAACTTCTTTAGTTGTAGATGATATTACAATTAACGGTCAAACAATTACTACAACATCAAGTAATAAAGATATTGATTTAACACCTCACGGTACTGGTACAGTAGTTGTACCATCAGGTTACGAAGATAGAGCAGGATTTACAGACAATTCACTTGCAAACAAAACATATGTTGACCAAGTTGCACAAGGTTTAGATACTAAACCATCTTGTAAACTTGCAACAACGGCTAACTTAACAGCAACTTATTCAAATGGTTCTGCTGGTGTTGGTGCAACACTAACTAATTCAGATACTCAAGCAGTATTAGTTTTAGATAGTACGGCTGCAAATCTTGGCGATAGAATTTTAGTTAAATATCAAACGACTCGTACACAAAATGGTATTTACTCGGTTACAAATGTAGGTTCAGTTTCTTCTAATTGGGTATTAACAAGATCAACTCCAGAAGATCAACCTGCTGAATTATCAGGTGGTGCTTTC